GGTGCAGGTAACTGCCTATGTCTTTTTCGGAAGACAGAAGCGATCTGTTTCCAAAATGTTAGACCACATTACACTTGGTAACCAAGTGTTCTGTGTATCTCTTCGGCTACAAGATTAAATCTTGTAGGGAAGACTTTCCTCAAAAATTCGATTTTATCGAAGTTTGAGGACATGTACCTCACTGATGCATTCACCAGATGGAGTACAACCTTTGTCAGGGGGTCACCCATCATGATGCCCCTCGACAGTACAACGTATCGGAGTTTCTCTTCTACGTTGTACACCTCGCCAATGTTTGATAAGCAACCACTGGCGTGGAAAACGATTTTCCTAGGTCTGTAACAGAACCTTTGGACGATCGATCTCAGGACTTTGGGGATGCCGCATCGCTGCATCCACAGAGTCGCCGCTATTTGGGCCACTTCGAGGTCCATATAGTCGGTAGCCGTTTCAAAATCTGTGGATGATACATACACAGTTTTGAATTTCCTATCCACAAAGACATTCTTTGTGAATTGGATCTCAGTTATTGTCTCAGACTCAGTCTGAAACAATAAATCTTCTTTAGGTCCTTCGAAGAATGACCTAAAGAAATTCCAACCGTGATTGCTTTCAGCCATCCCGGAGGAGCTGCTCTCGAGTCCCTTCTTAATGGGTTCGGAGCATAGCTTATTTACGAGGTCTAAGACCATCTTTAAATAAGCGGAACCTTTTGTCACGATTCGTGATTTACCAGGTTCCTTAACTGCAACCATTTGGACATCTGAGATCTCCTCTGGTTGGTGACCGAGTACAAATTCTAGACATCTCCAGAATATGTACTCCCCCGGATGAGAATTCTGTAAGAATATCTCACCGGTCCTTAAACCTGTATCCAAGTCAAAGACTTGTGCAGGTTTGCCAGCCGACCCAAGGGTGACTAAGTCACTAATCGCTTGGACGGTTCCACCTTCCTTCTGGGTATACTCCCAGCAAGCGGAGGTTGTCACTGTGATTCGAGACTTAGTCTCCAAACCAGTGAATGCGTGATCGGGTATGCTTTGCACCACCCCATTCACGGACTCAACCACAAGCCTTTTCTGTAAAACAGAAAGGGGTGGTTTAACTTCGGTTACTACAGAGAGGAATTTCCTCTTTGTACGTAACACGACCAGACTTGGGGGCGTTCCGCAACCCCTTGTTTGGCTCATGACCCCGATTTTTGCGTTTTTAACGAACTCTCGGGGTTCCGCCAGGACACCCTTCCATAAAGGGATGAACTGGTGTAACCACTCTGGAAGATTGGCACCTTCCAAGTGGTTGTCCAAGTCTGTTCCACTATGTGAAACAAACTTGAACAGGCCACGAGCAGCTTTAAGCTCCTCGTAGCGCGTGGTGATTTCCAAGGTTTCCTCGCGAAGTTCACCATCAAAGAACTCATCAGCTAAAAGCGTGAAGAGGTTCTTCAACACGAACATGTCATATTTATGCCATGTCCATGTTTCTTGAGGGAATGTTAAATACCTTTGGCAAAACATTCCATCCACGGTTTTTAAGACTTCAATAAGTCTTATCGACCTTGTCTTCTTCCTCTGACCCGTTGGATCATTGGTGAAGTGTCGGTCCCTGAAGGCCTTTGGCCAATCAGGATCCGCCTCACCGGCAAGGTAGCGTCTTAGACGTTTCCATTGCCGCGTGGCCCATGCGCTAAGATCCGCAGGGCCTCCCCTCATGGCGTTCCTCAAAGAGTAACCCCAAAAGGTATGCTTAGATATGAAATCCAGTTTCACATCTAAACTCGCGATCTCTTCAAACCGTTGTCGGTTTGAAGAGGAGCCTTTCCACTTCTCCCCGAGTAACCCGGGACTAAGTGGATCCTGGATTCGCCTTAAATCAGCGAACCAGACTCGGATCTCAAAAGGTTTTAAACCCTTGAGTTCCAACCAGGACAAGTAGGAGAAAATCAACCACGGGTCCTGATATGCAATCGTTCGCTTGGTTTTCCACTCGAGCGATGGCTCCTCCGGTTCTGTAGTGTAACTACCAGAGTCGGAGGAAGTTTCATCAAGAAACTCACCTAACACATCTGCTGTAAGTGGATGTGGGGTGCTCACCTGGGATTGGATGTTAAACTTCCGATTCCCAAGCTTCATGTAGCTCGTTTCCCTAATGGGGAAACCCGCCTCATGTAAAACATCAGATTGACTGATCACCGTAGGTGATCCGGTCTTTCTGAGAGTGCAGGCAGACGGTATCTGCTTTGCACTCACGTGGAATACCTTCTGATCTTTGATCTTCTGGTATACCTGAGGGACTTCATCGCCAGTGAAACTGCCGTTGTAGTCCAGGTAGAATCTCAATGTTTCATCGAGAGTTCTACAGGAGCGAACTGATCGTAAAAACGATCGGTTTTCTTCCATAACTTACTTGCTTAGTAAACTAAGTCTGATTAAG